TTTACAATACAGCTGAATGGGTAGGAACAGGATTGTCTGACCCGCTTTCAGTATCAGTACCTTTTGATTACAGAAACGCTAGAGCGATGGGTACATTCAATACTAGAGGAGTTAATTTAGAAAAATGGTAGAATGGGCAGAAGCGATTTTGCAAATAATAGGTATACTAACTTTAGTTTATCTATTTACCATATGGGGATTGAGTGGTAATTTTAAAAGATTTTTTACATTTAGAAAGAAAAAAAGAAGTGATGTAAATAGTGGAGCTAAATTTGGATAAACATATAGGATTTCCACTACCATCAGAAATGTTTCACAGCCATATGAATAAAAAAATAGAAGTTAAAAATTTAGACGCAGAATGGGACAAACATGAAAAGATAAGTAAGTTATTAGACATACCTTTAAAATGTCCACATTGTGGAGAAGTTCTAAAAGGAAACGGTGTAGAAGAAGAAAAATTTTAAGAATGATATTATATACTGAAAAACAACTAGAAGAAGCATATACAAAACACTTAAAGGAAAATAAAGATAGTTTTATAACTCTAGAAGAATTCAGAACAATATTCGAAACAGAACATGAGCAAAGGCAGTAAACAAAGACCAACAGACACAAAAAAATATAATGAAAATTACGATAAGATTTTCAGAAAGCCAAAAAGAAAAGAATACAAAGACGAAGGCCCAAAGTATGAGGGTCCATGGGGAAAAGATTTAGGTTTAAAATGAATTTGAAAAAATATATTATGAATAATAGGAGTCCAGTCCGATTCGGCCGAGACTCGGGTATGGGGCAGGGTAATAACCTCAAACAAAATCCACACTTACTAAACTATGATTTGTTGTTTAGACTTTTACCCACCCCACCAAATTTTTTCAATTATTTAGCAGAAACATGGTTGACAAGGAGTAAAACTTGATAGATCATGGATAGTGCGGGTGTAGTATATTGATATTACGGTATTCTTCCAGAATACAAAAGGTAGTTTGATTCTATCCACCCGCTCCAGTTTTTTTATGAGTAGAGTGAAATTCAAAGAAGCAATCGGACCAGGAAAATGTACCAGATGTGGTATATACATTCACGGAGATGAAAGAATGTGGACAGCAGAAAATCTTTCTGGTCGACCATCACTTACCAAACAACAAAAATTTAATTATGAACCACAATTTTGCCAAAAGTGCTATGAAAACTTCAATAAATAATAGGGGCTGTAGCTCAGTTGGGAGAGCGTCTGGTTTGCATCCAGAAGGTCGTAGGTTCGATTCCTATCAGCTCCACCAGCATTTACAATATATGAAAAGAGTTCGCAATGGACTCAATGCAAGATATAAATTTCCCAACGGCTATGAAGCTAGTATTGTTTGTCATGATGGTTCTTATGGTGGTAAAAATAATTTATTCGAAATAGGAATAATGGTTGATGGTGATTTAGTTTATGATACACCTATTACAGAAGATGTCTTAGGACATTTAACATGGGATGAAGTTGAAGAAAATTTATGGAGGATTAAAGACTTATGAATATATTAAAAAGATTAATTGTTTTCGTAGTAGATAGTTGGAATGTAGTAATGGATAATAGATATAATCCACTTAGACACATACATGACCCAAGTCTACAAGTTTATTTTACACTAGCCTTATTCATAATGTGGTCAGGATACTTTGGGGCTCTGGCAGCATATTACATGGAATGGCTAGGTTATAGTGTAGTGACTTCTATTGTAATTCACTTAGCTGTGTTTATACCTTTAATGGTAACAAGATATGTTTTCAAAGAAGCAGAAGAAAATGGCCATGTTTGGGTTCAAGAATGGAGAAATGTCAAACTTGTAAGGCCTGAAAATTCAGGTAAATTTGATAAACAAAAAGTAGCTCCTTACAGAGACGGAGATAATACATAATGGAGATTTTTGATAGTATATGGACACTTCTTCAAATAGGAATTGTCATAGGATTAATAATTGTAGCAATAATCGCATTTATACGAGTTGGTTGGGAACTAGGTAAATATCTAGTACCAATATTATTAATTCTTTATATAATATCGAATTGGGTTTAGTATGACAGTATTAGAACTTTTTATGATTACAGTAGGAACAACAGCTGTATCTTTCTTTTATATAAAACTACATGAATGGTTTCATTCAGTAGATATTAAAACTCATGGAGTTTCTTCTGGTGAAGAACAAAGTAAAACAAAACACATGGATGATATATTATGAATATTTTTTATTTGAACGAATCTCCTGAGACTTGTGCTCAGATGCACTGTGATAAGCATGTGGTCAAGATGATTATAGAATATGCCCAACTCTTGTCCACTGCACACCGTGTTATAGATGGTAATCCTTATTATGATAAGACAAAAAATGGCAGAAAAATTCTTAGATATAGAATGGAAAATCCATATTCAGAAAAAACACTTTATAAAGCTGCGATGATAAATCACCCATCTGCAGTTTGGGCTAGGCAAAATGCTGAAAATTATATTTTTCTCTATGACTTATTTGATGAACTATGTGCAGAATATACATGGAGATATGGTAAAACACATTCAACAGAAAATAAATTATCTGATTTATTGAGGTGGGTACCAGAAAATATTCCAGAAGGAAAGTTTTTTGAACCACCACAATGTATGCCAGATGATGTAAAAGACACAACTTCTATTCAGGCATATCATAACTACTACAACAAATATAAATCATACTTTGCTAAATGGACAAATAGAACAACTCCAGATTGGTATGGTTTCAAAGCAGATGCGGGGTACGCTTCTTGACAAAAACAGATTTAGGGTTTAGGATGGACAAGATGTATAAATTTAATGAAGACAAATCTGTAAAAGAATTAAAGAAATATATTGATAAAACTTATTCTCAACATTATTCGAAGAGTAAGTTTCAAGCAACAGAATTTATTATTGACGGTGGACATGGAGAAGGCTTCTGTATCGGAAACATTCTCAAATATGCACAGCGTTATGGTAAAAAAGAGGGGCATAATAAAGCTGACTTAATGAAAGTTTTACATTATGCCGTAATCGCTCTTTATGTTCATGATAAAGAGCACAACTAGAAAAGGTGAATGAATGAATATTAGTAATGAAACTCTAGACATACTTAGAAATTTTTCAAGTATAAACTCTGGTATTACAGTTAAGGCTGGTAATGAATTGGTAACTGTTTCAGCGATGAAGAATATTTTCGCTAAAGCAGTCGTAGACGAAAGCTTCGAGAAAGACCATTCAATCTATGACTTATCTGAATATCTAGGTGCTGTATCTTTGTTTGATAGACCAAACTTTGATTTCAACGCCGAGAAAGTAACAGTATCAGAGGGCGATAATAGTGTAACTTATTATTACGCTGACCCACAAATGGTAATCTCTCCTACAAAAGAGATAACAATGCCTGAACCTGAGGTATCTTTTGACTTAGATAAAGATGTCTTAGATTCTTTATTGAAAGCTTCTTCTGTTTTATCCTTACCTGATATGGTATTATCAAGTGATGGTCAATCAGTTGTATTAACAGTAAAAGACAAAAAGAACTCAACTTCAAATGTCTTTAGTAAAACAGTAGCTCAAGGTAATGGGTCAACTTTCGAAATGTTTTTAAGAATGGAAAACATGAAAATGATTCCTGGTGATTATACAGTTTTTGTATCATCAAAAGGTATCGCTCATTTTACAAACAGAAATGTAGCAGTTGAATACTTTATAGCTTTAGAGCCAGATTCAACTTATAATGCTGTTTAATGTCCGAGAGATAAACAAAGATATAGCTATAAGTTTCATTGAGGAGCATCACTATACACCGATGCTCCCAAAACTTACTAAACATTGGTTAGGTGGTTTTGTAGAAGATGAACTAGTAGCTGTACTTACTCTTGGTTGGGGTACACAACCCAAACAAACAATCAAAAAATTATTTCCACATCTAGATACAAAAGATTATTTTGAGATTGGTAAAATGTGCTTAACAGATGAAATGCCTAAAAATAGTGAGACACAATTTTTAAAAATGGTAAAAAAATGGATTCAAGAAAATACAGATATTGATTTACTCTATACTATGGCTGATGGTATTATGGGTAAAGCTGGGTATGTGTATCAGGCTTTCAACTTTTTTTATGGTGGAAAATTTAGAACAGCCGTTTATAGAGATACAATAACAGGAGAAAAAATACACCCACGAACAGCAAGAAAGTTATGTGAAGAGAACGCAATCTTTCTACAAAAAGAACGAGTTCATTGGTTAACTCCTGATTATATGAAAACTAAAAACTTAGAGAGAATAGATGGCTTGATGTTCAGATATATGTTACCAATGAACAAGAAAGCCAAGAAACATTTTAAGAAGTCTACAGTTGACTGGACTTTAAATTATCCAAAACACAAAGACATAGAGTTTTGGAAACAAATAGAACTAGGTAAATACGAGAAGATGGCAGATTGGCCTGTATTTACTTTTGACAATATGAAATATAATAAAAAGATGTCAGGTGGTAGACTTGACGAATTTATGACTTGAGGATAAGATCTAATTATGAGTGAAGAATTTTTATGGGTGGAGAAATATAGACCTAAAACTATTTCAGAGTGTATCTTACCTGATACTATCAAAAATACCTTTCTTGATTTTGTAAAGAACAAAGAAATACCTAATTTATTATTATGTGGTACGGCTGGTGTTGGTAAAACTACAGTAGCTAGGGCTTTATGTAATGACTTTCAAGCTGACTATATTTTAATTAATGGTTCAGAAGAAAGAAATATTGACACACTAAGAGTTAAGATAAAGAACTTTGCTTCTACTGTATCTTTATCTGGTGGTCCAAAGATAGTCATACTTGATGAAGCTGATTATCTAAATGCACAATCAACTCAACCAGCGTTGAGAGGTTTCATAGAAGAGTTTTCTAAAAACTGTAGATTCATATTTACTTGTAATTATAAAAACAGAATTATACCACCTCTACATTCAAGATGTAGTGTCATAGACTTTACTATTCAGAATGACCAAAAGCCTATGATAGCTAATATGATATTTCAAAGAATACTTTTGATTCTAGGTTGGGAAAATATTAAATCAAATGACAAAGTTGTAGCTGAACTAATTAATAAGTTCTTTCCTGATTTCAGAAGAGTTCTAAACGAACTACAAAAATATTCAGCGAGTGGTAGTATTGATTCAGGTGTATTAGCCAATCTTGACGACCAATCTCTAACAGAAATAATTGGTTATCTCAAGAACAAAGAATTTTCTAAAATGAGAAAATGGGTAGCTATGAATATTCATAATGACCCACAAGCGATATATAGAAAACTATATGATAGTTTTTTCAACCTATTAGAAAACAGGTCAGTACCACAATCAATAATTATATTAAGTGATTACTCTTATAAGTCTGCATTTGTAGCCGACCAAGAAGTAAATATGGTGGCTTGTCTAACTGAATTGATGATGGAGGCTGAGTTTAAATAATGGAACCCTTTGTTAAAAAACAATATGATGAATATCAGGCGAATAGAACTGAGAAGACCATATTATCTAAAGATGAACTAAGAGATAGAATTATAAAAGATTTATCTCAAGTTTCAAAAATGGGTGTTGGTGAATATACTCTCTATCAAAAATATCTAGAAATACATATGAGATATCCGACTCAAGATATCGGTACTTTATTTGGTGA